CACTCAATAAAGCATCATACTTTTCACCAAGAGAAATTATGGTTGAATATACAGCACTAATTACTTCAAGTGTGTTTTTTTGTTTTTCTAAGTTCTTGAGTTGTTGATCTGTTGTATACTTCAGATTGAGTGCTTCAAAGTATATTCTTTGATACTCTTCATATGATCCCTCTAAAGAAGTTCTCTGTTTTTCTAAGTATGAAAGACGTTCTTGTTCGGATCTTGTCAAATTGTTTCTATCACCATTTTCTTTCTGTTGAAGTTGTTGCATTTCTTCAAGTTGAGCGGTGATATTAAATAATTGATTGCGAGCCTTGTCCATTGTAGCCGCATATCCAGCAGATTGGTTTTTTAGTGCTTCATATCGAGCTGCCATTTGTGACAGAGTTTTGTCCATCAAAATAGCTGGATCTACAACACTTTGCATCTTTTTTCCAAGTTCATCGGCGTTTTTTGCCAACGACCCTAGTTTTTTCATACCCTCATTAAGTTCTTTATTGAACTTGGTAGCTGCATTATCAAGTTCACTTCTGAGGTTGCGGAGGTCTGCTGTATAATCTGCCATATGTCAATTATACTAATAAATATCTAGTTATCTGAAACTAGGTCTATCTATTTTGCCTGACTTTGGCTGACTTGAAGACTGCTTTTGTGATTCTGCTTCTTTTTCCTTGGCTTCTATGAGTTTTTTATAATAGAAGTTACGAAGATATACAGGCAGATTGTATATCTCTGTTGGGAAGAATCCTCCGTTACCATAATAACAGAGGTCGAATATAACTTGTTGTATGTAAACCTTATACTCTTGAGTCAGGCCAAAAAAACTGGACAGTCATTGGCACTGCTGCCCTTTCTTCGGCACCGCATTCTTTACAACTGAACTCAAACGTTGCATCGATATCAGGTGTAATTTCTTTGATGTATTGACGTAGTGCAAGACTGTCACGACTTTGCATATTATCAATTAGAGACTTTAGTTTTGCTGGTTCGGTTTCACCATCAAATTCAATAACAGACTTCTTTAAACGTGAAGTAACCTCAGCTGATGACTTGTTGTTTAACTTGGCAAGTGCCGCAGTTTCACGTTCGATATCCTTTTCATCACTGTCAGTCATCAGCTTGAACTTGACTACTGATTTTGAGTATGGAAGTGTGAACTCAAACACATTTGTGCCTGGTTCATACTTTGTTTCATCAAGTTCCTTTTCCTTGATTTCACTCAAATTGATATTGAGACGATTGCTTGCTTGACACTTAGGACACGTAATATCTACTGGACCATAATTGTCACCGTAAGCAATACGACGAACCGCAAAGATAACCGCATTCTTATCACCAATCAAAAGGTCACTTGACTTGATGTTCTTGTCTACGATCAGTGACTCCAACAACTTGTCGATTGCCAATCCTTTCTTGAGAAGATTTGGACTGGTGAGAATATCTTCTTCCTTGGCAGTCATCATCTTTATTTCAATAGTTCCCTTTGCGAGAGGACTATTGGGTGGATAGAAATGACCTTTACTAGGAAGATCAATAGTTTCTGTTGGAAACGTAGTTTGTTGCTTGTTTGCCACTCTTTGTAAAACGATTTCGTCACTCATAAATTATAACAATACATAGAACCAATTGTATATTTTTGGATATTTTTATTTTGGCTTGATCTTCTTTTGAGCGTCTTGTGCAGCTTTTGTTAAAATACCGGCTCTCACATTAATTTTAGCAATTGCGTCCTTAAACTTGGATTCTGGTCCAACCAAAGCATCCATAAACCCATTGTCTTCGGTCATTATTTTTTTGATCAATGCTTTGATTTTTCTTCTTTTGATTTCGTCCATAGATTTCTTCTTGGTTAATATGTTATAAATACTTTTGACTACTCCAGTTTTTACGCCTGGATAATTTGTCTGGAAATTCTGAACGTCTCCGTTTGCCAAATCTTGTCTCAATGTGCTGGCACTAATACTTTGTCCGTTTTTTTCATCGGTTCTACCTTGATAGTTTGTTGGAGCATCGTCAGTCATTTCGATCACCGACACATTCTGTGGTGCTGTTGAACCGTCTTTTGTTGGTTTGGTTTTATAACGATCAACTGCTGCTTTGAATATCTTGCTACGTTTAGCATCTTCTGGACTCTTGGAACTGGCTGCCAATGCGATGGTTTCATTACTATCTTTTGGTAGATTGAAAACATATCCAAATGCTGCGTTCATAGGACTGTCATCGTTGACCGGCACAACCTCTACCTTGGGGTTTGTAGGCAATAGGTTCCATATTGCTACACTCTGTTGACGGTTAACTCCATCACGTTCACTTGGTCCTACCATCACAATTACTTTACCAACATCACTTCGACTTGCAAATTTGTTGGCTAATCCAAGATGCCCAGCATGAGGTGGTTTGAATCCACCGGGTAGTAGCACAGTTACTTTATTGTCCATATCAATAAATATACATAAAAGAAAAAACCCTCCGCTTTTTTGACGGAGGGTTCAAAGGACATAAATGAACAGTAATTAGTATTGGAGGATGCAGTAGTCTGGTTGAACAGTCAAGTTGATCTTCATTGCTTCACCATCGTTTGACCAGTCTAGTGAGTTGAACGTTGCTTCGGTGATGAACGAACCCTTGAGTGTCCATTCTTCTACTTTGTCACCAACTGGACCTAGAACGTTGATGGTCAAATCCTTCTTATAGAAGTCTTGGTAACCGTCACGACCAGTTACAGATTCATGGTGCAAACGAACCCATTCCATTACAGCTTGGGCACCAGAAGGAACGATTGGGTCATACAATTCTAGTGTTACTTGACCCCAGATGCTCTTACCCTTGTAAAAGGTTCTGATGTTGATATGATCAAGCTCCTTAGCTGCTTGTGTTAGTTTTGGACGGTCTGTCTTCTTGATAATGAATGAAGGAACGCCGTCGCAATACATGATAAAGCGGTTTTGAACCTTTGGCTCAAATGCTGTGTAAAAAATTTCTGATGGATTTAGTAATTCTGCCATAGTGTTATTCCTTTATGTCCTAGATATAAATATGATTAAGATTCAATTCTTGTGATTTTTTTTATAATTTGTTGAGATCTTTATCAACAAGATTTGTGATGTTTATTCTCAACTTACTTATGAATCCACTGGCTCTCAAAAGTTTGAATACAAGGTTTTCGGTGCTGTATTCTCCTCCCGAGCTTAAACCAGCTTCACGCATTTTATAGATACGTTGAACCAAGTCTTTCAATGTATCTAAATCTTGTTGTTCGACCGCTTTGTTTATCTTGGTCACCAAGTCTTTGTATTTGGTCTTTATAGCGTCTTTGTCGATCTTAACGTCTTCATACGAGGGTTTTTTTATCCACTTGTTATGAAGGATACTATAAACAGCTTGGCTACGGTTTACATCGTTAATGTCTTGTATATAAACTTCTACTGGATGATTGTCAACACTGATATCATGTTGTTCGTTCCATTTATTTTTGTAACCGTCAACTAGTTTTTTGACCAGTTCTTTGTTTTCATCAACCTTTGAGAAGTCAATCAAAACGTGTAGATCAATATCACTGGTTGGAGTCCAATTATAACCAGCCGTGCTTCCTAAAAAGTATATGTCCTCAATTGGGGCAGTCAACTCAGTGTCTTTGTAAAAAGTGGTAGCTATTTTTAACAACTGACTGAGAACTTCTGGTTTTAAAGTTTCACCGTCCCAAATTTCTGGGTTCAAAATGCTGTTGTATATTCTGTATGACTCTTTGACACCCAACGTTTCTTTGAGTTTGTTGATAGTGTCTGTTGCGTTTTTGTGAAGTATACCAATGCCACCAGCCTGAATAAACTCATTGACGTTATCTTCACGGTCATCGATCAATATTGAATCTGGTGTAGCAAATTTAGCTTTGTCTTCTCTTTCGGGAACCAAGTTTTGTTTGAGTGTCACATTGTGATCCGACAACCACTTTTCTTTACCTTGTTTACACTCGGCATCAGTTGCATGACTTAGTATTTCCGTTGGAAATTCTTTGATAAAATTGTAGAGAATCTTACCATCATTCATCCAAGGCATGGTTGCATAAAAATTTGGACTGTTTTTATGAACCAACTCGTATCTTTTTTCTTTACCGTGTTCTGACTCGTATGTTTCTACTGGAACTCCAAACAATCTTTCAAACTGTTTTTCCCAGTCTGTCAGAACTCCATCCATATCAACGTAAATTTTGTATTTGCTTTGAACCATTATATTAATAAATATGTCATTTCTTAAGAAACAAAGAGTATATTACACGACCAAGTTGTGCGCTAAACTTTCTTACTTTATACTCTGGTAGATCCCAAAAAAATGCGTGAGTAACTTCTTCAATCAACACATTTAGTCTACGTCTAGTTAAAAGACTCTTATCAATTAATATTCTGGAGTTTTTAAGGCTTGGATTGTAACACCAACCATCAGCGTCTTTTATATCGGAAAAATGAATTGGAATAATCTGCTTTAAGTAGGTTTCTATACTTAATTGCTGCGCTTTGCTGATGCTGCGTTGCTTGTTGCGCTTGTTGCGCTTATTGCGCTTATTAATTTTAGCATTCATATATTAAGCACATAAACAGCAATGCTTGCTGCGCTTATACTTTATATATCCAGAATGTCAACTAATTTTACTCCAAGACCTACAGAAATATCCAACTTTATTTTGTGCGATTGGAATAAATCTTCGAATACCGTTAAAAAATCTTCGTCTGCGGACCCATTACTTTGCGAGTTGATGGGTTCGTAGTAGATTTCATCATCATACTGCTCAAACCGTAGTTTCACATAATATAAATATGTGAATTATTTAGCAGCAGGTTTAAAAGTTCCGTCCTTGATATTCAAAACACCGTCACCATACTTCTGGCTCAACTGTTGAAGAATGTCATTTTCTTCCTTTTGAATAGTAGTCCAGTCTTCAAGCAACTTCTTTCTTGCATTACCAAGATCATTCAGTTGTTGATCCAAATCGATCTTGGCAAGTTCAAGCTGGCCAAGTTCAAATATCTTTTGTTGATACTTGCCTTGGAGTTGCGCAATTTGTTGCATTTCTGCGTCGGTAAACTTTGTAACATTTTCACTCATATACAATAAATACAGGCGGGTTGGTCCCCGCCATTATTTTATTAGAGTTTATCAATCACGACTTTCAACTTATCAACGTCCTTACGTTCAGCGTTAATCATGTAATAGAAATTTACGGTTCCCTTATTAAACAACTTGTTGAAGAAGTTTGTCTTTCTATCGACACCAATATAAATCTTGTTGCCTTCTACCTTTTCAACATAATAAGTGTCAGGAGACCCAATTGCGGTCAAATGAACAGTAATGGTAGATTCATCAATCAACCAAGTCCAGTAGTCAGGCAAATCAATCGATAATGATTCGGATCTACCACGAACGAACACAGCGTGTTCTGGACCTTCCAGCGTAGCATGAACGAGTCGTTTCGTTTCATCTTCTTGATGGTCAATAACGAATGACTTTGTAGATGCGGCAAATGAACCTTGGACCTCAAGATTAAACTGAGGGTCCATTACATCATTGATACCAACTCTACTACCAGTTACGTAAAATACGTTTGTTCCATTTACACTACTTACAACTCTAAAAGGCGCCGAAGAACCACTTGCGATCAACTGACGTTCAACTACAACGTCTCTGCCAACTGTAACGTCATTTTCGACAGTCAAGTTGTTTAGAACATTGAGATCGTTAACAGTAAGAACATCTTGAACCAACGCCGTTCCAGCCATCAAACTACCAACATCTGCGTTACTAGCACTCAAACTACCACTCAATACCAAACCAGTAGATTTATCTTCCCAAATTCCGTCAGCGGCGTTATAGACTAAGAATGCGCCGTCTGCAGGAGAAGCACTACTACTAATATTGCTTATTTCGTCAATAGTAGTAGGTTGTTTTACGTCAACAAAGATTGATCCAGTAGTGTTGTTTACACCAGTGATATAACCAACTTTGACCACATCTCTAGGAGCATTTGGACGAATACTAGTATATGAACCAGAAACCGAAGGACTCACATACAACTCGTCACCAAGAGAAAATCCAGTAGCAGTGTTTAAACCAGTCAAATATCCACTGGTCAAAACATATCCAGTAAATCCAGCTGGTATTGAATCGTTGACAACACCCAAAATGTCACTGGTAATTGTAGATCCAGGGGTGTGTATTTTGGAAACTGCTAAATCTACAACTATTTGAGAACTTAAATTACTTCCAATTACACTAACAACTTGGCCTTTAGAGAGTGTGAGTCCAGAACCATTTTGAACCAAAACTAAACTTGGACTAGGAGCTCCTCCGCCATTTAAAGCGTAAGAAGCACTCAAAGCATATGAAGCAGATTCAACTCTTACAGAAGACGAAGGAATGACTACAGGAAATTTATTTTCATCAAAAGCTAACAAAGACGCAGTTTGTGGTCGGATAACTTGCTCAGTAAACGAACTACCACTTCTGCGGCTTAATAATAAATCCTTTTCTAAAAAAATCATATCTTAGTCTAATATAAATATGAACAGTTCCAGATATATTCAATTAAAATGTTTCATCGACCATAGCAATCGGAACACGACGCCATTCACCGTATGAATATATGTAAAAATAGTTGCCATCATAGCTTATCCAACCATCTTCACCATAGTCGGAAGATTTGTATGGAACTTGATGATAATACTTATCTGGAAATCGTTGAAATACTCTAAAAGCAGTGTTTATTGGTCGAACTCCGTTAGAATAAACGGGGTTACCATTACAATCGGTTCCACTGATATAAGCCCCACTATTTGGGTCAAAATCAAACACTGCGATAGCTCTACGCACCCATCCTAGTGGTTTGCGATATACATAAATAAAATATTCATCGTATGCCAACCAGCCATTTTCTCCATAATCCGAGGTCTTTTTTGGAGGTGGTCTGAACAATACTTTCTCTGTAATTGCTGGTTTGTCGTCTTTTTCAAGGTCTGGTGCTCGTGTTGCAGAGTTGTATTTTACACCCACATTCTTCAAATAAGAGTATGGATTCTTGATATTTGAATCTTCAACTTGCGACATTTGTTCACCGTTTACAACATAATCAGACACCACAATCTTTCTGGTAGTGAACGTTTTTTGAGTTGTTGACTTGACACCATCAATAGTTTTTGGCAACAAGTAAGCATTGACAACCAAGTTAAAAGTCGTTTTTACATTTCTGTCTTCACCGGCACCCAACTCAACCGTGTTGGTATAGTCATCAACTCTGGTTCTAAATCTGAAATCTCCCACACCCCAATAATCATGTGTAGCAAAATTGATCTTTTCCAATAACTTGTTGTTTTGATCAACATAATCTGTCCACAAAATACACTCGTAAGTTATAGTAACATGATCTGGCAACGTAACATTGTAGATCTGATTGGTAGGTTTGTTTCTAAATGGATTGCCCAAATTCAAAATATTGAACTTGTCGTATTTGTTCTTTTGATCAAATTTAGCAACAACTTGATATGACAAATAACGATTCAAAGTCATCAAATCTTTATTGTTGCTTACTGTGGCCCTCTTGATCAAAATAGCAGGCAACAAGATTTTACCTTGGTTATCACGCAAAAACCCGTCTCTTCTAACAGCATTCCATCTTTCTGGACTTGCATATAAAACTGGAACCTTTACCAATGTTCCGTTGTCCATCACAGTCAAATCAACTCGTTGACTCATGTGGTTGATTATAGTAGTATCAATGTCAAGAAGAGTTACACTAAAATTCTCGGTCTTGTCTTGATCACGACGAACTGCATTTTCTTTTCTATATGGACCTACCAACGGAATTGCCGTATTATCGTTAGGCATTGGGACACCAGTATCCTCATTTTGAATGACAGGTCTTCTAATATCAGACAAGTTTGAATTATCTTGTTTGACGTTAGGAGCAGGGTTGATTCCTTTTCCGTTTTGGCTTTTACCAGTTGGATTACCTTTCCACGACATAAATTATGTTTGTCTTTCTACCACATTCAACTTACTGAGTCTGCTGTAGTGTGTATTGCAGATAAAACTCCAAGACTTATCTGGATGACCACCTAAAAATTGTTCTTGAATTACGTTGTCAATTTCATAGAAACGTTCGTTGTATAATAACACATCACCAATTTCTGGGAAGAAACCAGTAACGATACAATCACGTTCACGAAACTTGTATACTACACTTTGATTGCGATCTGGTCCGAACCCTTGGTTATCGTCACCAGTAATATCTTCACGTTGAATCAAAGCGGTCATATTAATTGCTGGATAAAACGCCTTACCAGTGTCAGATGTTGCTTCACCATAGATGTTTACTCTAGTTTCAGTCACAGCAACCTTGAACAATTGAACAACACATTCAATTATATCGCCGACCAATTCTGCGTTGATAGAACTAAGAAAGTTCATATCACGACTACTAAAATACCTACCAGGTAAATAATTGGTTCCATAGATACCAATGTCTTTACGACCATTGGTCCAGTATTGAGGAAAATTATTCTGGGGATACTGTGGTGTTACTGGGGCTGCCATAGATTATCCTATATAAATGTGAACTGGAACCTTAGACAACATTTTGTTCATTGCCTCAGATTCTTTTTCGGTATTCTCCATCTGATTTACTCTCAAAGACTTGTCCAACATGTCTCTAAGTTTTTCAAGAAGATTAGACATTTCATCCTTAGCCTCAGCACGAAGTTCAGCACCGTCCAAGGTTACTTCACCACCTGGAATTGGAACCGTGCTATACTTCTGCAAAATACGACCAAGTGTTTCTTTACATAGTGCCAAGAAATACTTTTTGATCCACTGTTTACCAGCTTGATTGATCTTACAATATTGACAATACTCATACGGCACATCACTTGGATCACTAATGTATTCATATCGTGAACCACTAAAGAAGTTGGTAATGTTCTTGTCACTTTCAACGTAGTAGTCGATGTAGATTCTAAGATCAGTAGTTGGTATTGGGAAAATTCTCAACATGTTGTCACCAGTGATTTGGAAACCGTAGTGACTCTTACGAACCATGTCGTTGAATTCAATTGCTTGAACACGTTCCAAATCTTCGAAGATAGGAGTCATCAAGAATTGTGTTGCTGGACTGTAAGCACTGAATCCCATTTCGCTTAAAACGTTACTATAACTCATACCAGTCATACTGAATGGGTCATAAATACGTGCGATTGCTGGTGGTCTAAAATGGAACACTCTACGAACTTCAATACGTGATCCAGTAAGATGTTCAATTTGGTTACCAATAATTTGATTCAAGTCAAACACTTGATGACTATCTTGGGGACCACCAAAACTTGCAGATCCAGTTGCCAAGAATGATGCTCTCTTTAACTCTACTTCACCACCAACCAACGCTTCACTACCATATTGTTTGCTTAGTTGGACGATAAATGGTATACCGCTACCTTTGACACTGAGACCAGTTAAGTTTTGATACTGGTCTTGTGGTAAACCTTGAACGTTAACCAAATTGTTGACGATGTTGAATTCGTTGATTACACGGTTATACTCCAACACAGCTTCTTCAAAACATGCATAAAAGTTGACATCGATCATTTCAATGTCAACGATTGGATAACCTAAACGTTTTGCTGCCCACATCGCACTACCACTACAATCGTTCTCAAACGTTGTTTCTGTGACAGAACAGTTGGTTTCATCAAGATAATAACCAAAGGGAACACTCGCAGTAGTAACCGCACTACCTGATCCTGGCCACCTTACTCTATCTTGGTCTAAATTAGCACTCATTAAATATAAATATCGGAATCTTCGATATTAGTGCTAAAATCTACTCTATACCAAATTATTACCTTCAAACTTTCGTGGACCACTCAAATCCACAATTTTATACTTAATTGGCATATCTTTTATAGTAGCATAAACAGCCTTTATGTTCTTGGGACTGTCGTCAATAAAAAATATGTCGTTGTAACCCTCATTTTCAATTTTATCCTTGATCCAGTTAGCCTTAGCCATAGGATCACTAGTTCCAACGGTCACAATAGGTATATTGACTTTAAAATACCTCTGGAGAACGTTTTGTATGTGAGGCTGACTCTCTGGACCTCTCGCAGTCAAAACAACGGCAAGACGACCATCTGACCCCGCACTGACTATCTTATAAAACCTCTTGGCTACATTACGAATAACTACGGGATCTATAACCGAGCTAAACTCTGAAAAATCAAATTTGTCACCGGGTTGTTGAGTATACACCGCATATTGTGCAGGTGTTAATTTGACAACCGAACCATCTGATTTGGTCAATATTACTTTACCACCAGTTTCAAAAAGTGTGTCATCAAAATCAAATACTCTTAGTTTCTTGGTCATAGGAATGATTGCGCAATCAACTTATAGTCAGAAACATATGGTTTTGGTTGTGACTTTTTAACAGCATCCTCCTTCAGTTTCTTTGCCTTGAGAACCTTCTGAAGAGTGTTTTTTACTTTCTCATTCATACATTTTTGTAATTTTGACTACAAGTTTTCCAGAGCCTTTTATGACTCTGTGATACGTTTCTTTAGGTATAAATATTGAACCCTCCATCAAACACGGAAGATTATTATCCAATTGAACCTCCCAACCACCATTATTCTCCACAACCTCAACCAAACGGTTTTCTTTATCCAAATGCCACTCTAATTCATGACTATCTATACCAGAATCGAACTCACGAATATATTGATTGTTTCCCAAGCTTGTCTCTGTATAAGGCATCATACATTTCTAGGACGCATTGGTTCTATTGTCCTCAGATGCGAATCATCGTCATCAGATTGTTCTACACTGTCTACCTTCTTTACATTTTTATAGTAATTTTCAATCCATTTTCTACCAATTGGATTTTTTATAGGACTCTTCAAAAAGTCAATCACACTTCTCAAAACACCTCTATCAATTGGTTCATTGTTCTTTGTTCGATCAACTATTCTAAAGTTGTTACGAAATATGTTTTGAAAATGACCCAAATTATTTTGACAGCTAAACCACATCTGTGATAACAAATCTTCTGGTATCTTACGAGATCTCTTCGCATTACGTTCCATTGCAACTTGTAAACTAGTGTTGACAAATATCATGTAACAATCATATCCATGTTGTTCCATAACACGTTTCTTGATTTGTATTGATTCTATACTATCACCAGTTCCATCTATGATAAGTCCTAATTTAGCCTTTCTATACATGTCTAGTTTTTTTCTTGTGATTCGTTTTGCTTTTTCTCTAGTAGATTGAGGACCAACAGTCAATCGTTCAAACTCTTCTGGACTCAATTTACTAAAGTCTGTAGATATGTTCATATTATGAAGCATCTTCTCAAACTCGTTATCACTATTGATTACCTTCAAACCATATCGATTTACAGATGAATTGGAAGGTAAATCAAATAACTCAGTAGCTACAGTGCTTTTTCCACTACCAGGCCCACCAGCCATAAATATACACTTGAGAGTTGATGGATCATCGACACCCTCGGTCAATCTATGCTTTTTTAGTAGTTCAAGTAAATTCATAATGATTTGATATAAATATCAGTGTCTCTCTTCAATTCATCCTCTGGCACATTATCCAAGTTATCACCATACTTCTGTGTCCAATATTGTTTGATCTTACCCAACATTGGTCCTGGCTTTAATTGTGGAAAATTAGCCATCAACCACTCACCACCATATTTGGATTTAACTGGGGTAAATGATTCAATCTCTTTTTGTTTATCCAACAACATCTGATACTTTTCTGGAAACAACCGCTTCAAGAAATAGTCTGGGTCACTAATCTGTTTGTGTTTATTCAAACCAATCAATGACTTTCTAATATAATCAGCACTAGGTCTACCAGCTCTAACTCTCTTACGATCACTGTGATTCATAGTTTGACCCTTATAGTCATCGCTATCAAACATAGGACTACCACTAATAAACTTAACAACATCATCATTGTTTTGTATACTATCGTAATCACCCAATACATCACCATAACCAAGTATTTTCAAACCGTCTTTTAGATTCTTAGTAATTAGTATATCGTGATGTCTACCACTTTTATCTACATAAATCTTTTGAAAACCTGTAGTAGCATACTTGTAACCATTTTGTCTAGCCATTACACCCAATATACCACTAAAGTCTCCTAGTGCTAAATAAGTCTTTTGTGCGTCAAAGTCATCGTCTGTATCCGCATACAGAAAGTCTACATGAACATCCTTACCCAAATCAGACTTGTAAAGAACACTATAGATATTTCCGTTACGACTATAATCCTTTACCTTATTACCCAAATTAGATAACAACGTGTTCTTGATATCACCAGACGATCCTGTCAACACAATATCAATATCACCATGATCTTGTTTGGATGGTAGTGATTTACTCAATTCAAACTTGCTAAAACTATTACCCAGTTGATTCTTGAGTTCGTCAAAAACACTGTTCATTTCAGATGTAGTAATTCTACTGGCTCTACTACCAAATAGTTTGCCGCCCTCTTTCAATAAATCCATTAACTTGATCATAGACTATAATTAGATCCACACACTCGACTCACTGATGATTTAATCAATCATGATGTTATATAGGCCATTGTAAACGGTGTTGTGGTAGAACTTTGCGCATTTGTAACTGAATTACCAGTAATACTATAAACTTGAACATAATCAGTGCTACCATTAAAATAAATTAATAACGACAAATTCGTATTAACAACACCGGTCCCACCGTCAGACGTTAAATCAGCTCCATTTTTGCGTAAAGTTAAATAACCTTCTCCTCCACCGCTATAAACTCTTGCTCCAGCAGATACTTGATACCATCCGGCTACAGTTGGAGTAAATCTACCCGTTGTATTATTATACCAACTGGTAGAATCCGTTACTGCGATATTATATTTAATTATTGTAGCTGCATAACCACCAGGATTTACAACACTTGTTGTTCCATATCTATAAATTGCAGTCGTTGATCCGCCGCCGCCACCACCATTTAAAGCATATGAAGCGGTTAAAGCATATGAAGCGGTTAAAGCAGATGAAGCGGCCAAAGCATAAGAACTGCTAACGGAAGCTGACGCAAAACTTGAACTAATAGAACTTGTTGCGAAAGTAGCAACATCAGCGTGACTCGAGCTTTGTATGTATTGAATAATTTCTGAATAACTAGATGATACCATTACATTTGTATAATCCAACACATTAACATATACTCTATCAACAATCTGTCCCAGAAATTGAGAGCCTGACACAGGTTGTCCTGTGGCAGCCATCTTTCTTATTTTTAATGATGTATTATCCAACTTTTGAACACCATAATCTGACCCAGTATCATTCAATCCTCCAACCAGAGCTACATAAGTTGTATCATATTGTGTATATATACTATTTGGAAATTCGATTGATTGTGGGGTAAAACTACTTGTGTATCTAGCAACACCTTTAGTAATTCTAAACTCATCCAAATATCCGAACATTGCTGTGGTTGGACTACACGTTGGACGGGAACCTATGTAAGTCGTGCCTCCTTGGTTATTTATAATTCCAGTTATGCCGGCACTCGACTCCAGAACACCGTTTATGAACAAATAAACTGTATTATTGTCTCTGGTTACCACAACATTATACCATGTGTTTTGAGAGATTGTAGTTGTGGATGTAACACTTGTTAGTGTTGATCCCACAACAAAAGTGGCATTTATTTTATTATCTGCTTGTCTACCTATATCAAGTGTTAAAGTTGTATAAGCATTACAATCCGCTCTTCTGGATAAAATGGGTCTATATACACCTACGTCTGAAAAATTTGCCCAAAATTCAATTGTAAAATTTGATCCCGCAAAAACAGTAGGCACGCTTGAAAATGATAGATAATCACCGGTGCCATCGAAATATCCGCTTCCACTACCAAATTTATAAATTGATGATGTAATTTTTGTATTACCACTCCTAGTCACACTCACATTATTCGGCCCACTATCTGCAAAAGTGGTGGAATTATTAGCCCCATTAAAATGTAGTAATAAACTACAACTTGTATAATATGGATCGCCAGTTGCGTAAATCCATCTTTCTAAAACAGAAACACCCCACGCATCACCTTCCAGATTAAGACCCGTTATGATATTTTCTTGGTCCGGTCCAACCGAATATAATATTGTCTGATTCACAATACTGCCTGTTTGTAACGACGCAGTAATAATATTATTGTAAACTGGAGCAGTTGCATACGAGGCTGTTATCGCATTGTTACTCCAACTTGCAGTTATTGGATACGTGCTACCAGTTATTAATGTTGTTCCTCCTTCACTTGCATTTAATGCATATGAAGCCGTCAACGAATATGAACTACTAATACTATTCGCAACATAACTTGCAGTAGATGCAAAACTGGAACTTGTAGAATTATCCGCATTAACAACATAACTGCTGCTGATACTCCTACTTGCAGTTATTGGATATGTTGAACCAGTTGTCAAAAAAGAACCAGCATTAGATGCGTATGAAGCAGTCAAAGCATAACTTGCACTGACAGCACTACCACTATAATAACTAACAGCATAACTTGCTGTCGCAGCATATGAAGCGCTTCCATAGAATGTTCCACTATTATTATGCGTATAAAAATTACTCGCGCTTATTGTTGATTCATATGAAAGATTACTTCCAGAAATTATTAATTTTCTTACAGGATTAGATCCATCTTGAAAACTAATTTCTCCATCTCCAGGCGTTATGATGATATTAGTTGGCATAGTTTATTATAAATATTAGAAAATTGCTATGCCCACAGTTAATACTGCGGTTTAATTTACAATTTGTTATATGTCTTTTCAAACTCAACTTTAGCAATACGATAATAACCAGTATTAGCTGGGTCTTTTACCAAATAATCGCCTGGCTTAATAATCATGTCTTCTCCCCATGGAGCTTTAAATGTTACTGGTTCACCTGTATACAAAGCAACTTGTCTTGGAGATTGTTCTGGGTAAATATCACCACCAACATTACCAGTATATAACTTAGGCAATTTAGCTGCCTTGATAACATAATTCTCACCAGTAGCACCACTGAAAATAATATCACCAACATCAGCAGTGTTTTGTGTTTCTTTACCATCACTGGTTGTAGTAACTACTGGTTGTTGAATTGTTGACTTGGTATATGTCATTGGAGGCATAGAACCAGGCTTACCTCCGTCAATGTATTTATAAACCAACTTTTGTTTGGTCACTGGCTTGAATGCCAATGTGGATGCAATTTGATTGATATCTGCATTAGCAACTTCACTGAGAATGTCTTTTAGTTTAATCATAGGTTTATAAAGTATTTGCCTTTTGGCCCACTATACTTGAATCTGGTAATTGGTAAAGATATATTTAGATTGTCTTTGATGTGTGGAAAGCTACCCTTCTTCACATAAGCTAATGTCATGTGGGGTTTGTAGTCTGGGTAACCGTCAGTATTTGGATAACCATCACATCTACGTCTCAATTCGGTCAATATAGGACTTTTTTCAACTTCAAACTTGACCACATCAAATTTATCATTCTCAAACAAATTGAGTGCTTTCAATACCACATTAAATGGCTTTACACCTTGAAGGATTCTAGCCACATCTGTTCTACCAATATCTGGTTCAAATCCATACTTGAGAGTCACATGAGGTTCTTCATCATAACCATATGTAGGATCATTAGGATCAGTATATAGTATTTGCGGTGGTATTGCGGTTCTACCAAGTCTAATTACATGTGGTCCATAAGTAGGACTTACATGTGCCATTAAACAACCTTTTTCAACGTGTCTATTTTCTACGAGTAACATATTTTCTAATAATTTCACGAATCAAATGTTCCTTCTTTACCAATTGGTCCAAAGGCACACCTCTATACTTTTGTCTTAGTTGCGCAATTGGCATACCATATTGTTTTTCAGCTTGAGCAATCAGATTGTATCTATCTTGTTTCTCTTTTTCTAAAGATGCCAATTTACGAGCAACTACAGTAGCAACAGTATTCTTAATGTTATCATTATAATACTTCTCACCCGATACCAAAAGATCATTCAATATTTTAATTTCTACTTCTAACCCATTTACTTCTTTTTCTAAATTATCCTTTTCAGCAGGCGTAAGTTTCGCTCCTGTTGTATGAAGTTTTCCTCTCTTTTCAATAAACTCTTGTGTCTTATCATCAATTACTTTTTCCAAACTAGGTTGTTGTTGTATTTTCGTAAGACCCCAAGAAGGATAATCAAATTCACTACCAACCGGTGTATTGGACAAATCACTATCAGTTACCTTTATTGTTACATTATTACCTTTAATAGCCGTAACATCAGCTCTTATACCAAGTCCTAGGATTTTTATTTTGTCACCTACTTTGAATTCAACATCTGCTTTATCCGTAACAGATGGTTTAGGTGGAGGAGTTTCTTTCCTAGGTTCTTCTTTGTCATACAGTTCATTGTATGACCTTATTTTGCTACCAATTTCATACAAACACTCAGTTGGATTATATCCATTAAACTCTATGACTTTTTCATATTGATCTTTGTATGGAATTACCTTATCTTTATTATAATCCCAGAATGTTACAATGATAGCTTTACCACTCGGGATTGTGCTTTCAATTTGAAGATCCAAATTTTCTGGCGGTTTACCATCTGTATTGTCTACCTCAAAGATTCTACCTTTCATGATAGGATCTGAATATGCGCCCATTCTACCCAACCCCTTTAGAATATTTTCCAAATCCAAATGACCACCACCATTATTACTAGCCTTTAATCGTTTGATACCTTTTTGGGCCCAATAATCCAATTGTTCTCTCTTATTAGAATCATACTTTATTTCCGGAGCGTCTTCTAATTCTTTGATTTCTTTTAATACATCACTATCATCTGAGTAAAATTCTTTCTTGTTGTCGCTATATCCAAATATTGACTTTTTACCACTCTTGTCGTCTTTATAAACAAAAAAAGCACATCTGTTGGCCGGAGAAGTGTAGTTATACAACTTTCTCTTGTAACTAACAGTGTCAGGATTTTCCACCAAAATATCAATTAGTTTAACCATAAATTTTACCAGTATTTTCCTTTACCCTTGTTTCCTAAACTACGAATACGATGACTACGGCAACTCCAGTAACCAGCTGTAGTTCTATCTTTCTTTTGACTACATCTGTGACGTGCGGCAAAACTTTTACGACGAGCCTTGTTACCAGCTCTACTTCTCATATTTGGATCACCAAAAGTTACCTTCTTCACATTGCCGTTTTTTGATTTGACATACACGGCGTATTTCTTAGGGCCGCCTGGAGTTCTGAATGGTCTATTGAGATGAACAGTGCGACCTCTGTGTTTCAACTCCATGATCAAATCTTCTTCGACTTCAATAGGAGCATCCAAATAAACCTCTCGACCCTCAAATACTTCCTTCTTACCAAGATCACTTTCGACCAATTCAGCATCTGCATCACACAACTCTATTAGGTTGTCATAATACAATTTACGAACTTCATCAATTAATTCAAAGTAAGATTCACTGTAGGTTCGAAAAATGTTCTCACACAAAGGTATGTTCTTTGACAAATGATATCGTAAATTGGAAGTTGTCTCTACTTCTTCCAACAAGTTCATTGAGCAAAGCGAGTCGCTCTCTATCAGGTCGTTAAGCTTGATCATATGATATAAATATTATCCGTATTTGTTTATCGTTTTTAATTCGTTAATCAATATCTTTTCCTCGGCATCCAAGTTCTTATCTAGTTCAACAAATACGTCATCCAATGACATCTTGGTGCTTGAACGTTTCTGAATGGTTTTTAGACTTTCAAGAGTATCAACCACAGTATCCAATGTGTTTTTATGTTTGTTAAACGTAGGTAACTCAATATGATTACTGAATTGTAAAGCTTTTGGAGCAACACCTTTGAGAAGATTGATGATCGAAGCAACAATGTGTTCAAATATACCAAATATAGCTCCGGCAATTGGGTTTGTTGCTGCCAAGAACCTCAATACCATAAAACATATCAAGAATATCAATATGCCAGTTACACCTATAGTAACAAATCGTTTCAAACCATACATTACACCACCAAGTCCCATCCAACTATTTACTTCGTCAACGGTCACTTGTAATGCATCCGCTTTCTTTGCAACTTGTGATGCTTGTGTTTCGAGACCTTTTATTTGTTCTTCATAAACGTCTTCGATCTCTTTCTGTTTTACTTGAAGTGCTAGAATCTCATCGTCTCTTTGTTTTAGAAGTTTAGCACCCTTGTCTTTTTCTTTCTGAACTTCACTATTTAAAAGATCTGTAAGTTCCTTGATTTTGTTCAATTCATCAATATTAGGATTACCAGTAATGTTCAATACCCTATTGTTAAAGTCTATAGCAGTCTTGACTTGAACTGGAGGGTTGGTGACCGCCTTTAACGAGTAATCAGTTCCAGATGCCAAAGTAGCTACTTGTTGTAGTTTCTCACCCTCATTCTTTGCCAATTCAACTCGGGTCTCAGCAAGACCATCTTTTGTTTTTTGAACCTTTTCTACATTGGATGTTTTGCATCCTCCGACCAATAAAAAAGAAGCCAAAAATAGTGTAAATAGTTTTCTCATACCTATAAATATTGAATCGGTGTATAAAAACTTGTGTATTTCACCACACTCATTTATGATATTAACATGTCAAAATATTGTGACACATCGCTGATATATCTAAAATCGATCAACAAATCGGTCGCACGTAATTTGATCGAAAAGAACCACTATACACACAAGTGGACCAGTTGTTCTGTAGCATATGGTGTGTATACCAAAGATTATGTTGAAAGCACATTCTTTGGAGGATTCGATAGTAGATTGATTGGTGTTCTTGTATATGGTAATGCTGTAGGACGCAATTCGAGCACTAGTATAACTCCGTTACTAACCAACGATAACGTGTTTGAATTGACCAGATTGTGGATTGAAGACGGTCACGGTAGTAACATAGAAAGTTACTGTATAGCAGAAAGTTTCAGACTGTTGAATGTGGAGTTTCCTCAAATCAAGTGTATCTTGAGTTATGCTGACAGCGAAGTTGGACATGCCGGAACCATTTATCAAGCAACCGGCTTCTTATATCAAGGCGACAATTATGTTGATATCGCATTGATGCCAAATTACAGTGTTAGTTTGGTTGGACCACCCAACTATGATTGGATACACAGTAGAAACGTCTATGGTAGATGGAAAACACACAATGTGGACA